GAGTTTGCCCTTCCAGGCGTGCGGGTCTGTGAGGTTTACTCTGTCATTCGACTCGGCAAGTGAGGTCTGAATGCCACCGACCTTAGAGAGCAGCCATTCAGGAGAACCATTGCCCGGCTCTGCGAACCAGTAAGTCAGCCATCTGTCTTTGTCAGCGCCCTGGTTATTCTTCTGGAAGAGCGCCATGTGCTCGCCCTCTGCGATGTCCATCATGATCAGGTGCGCCGGCTCGCTGTGTCCGTCCCATGAGCGATCATCCACGTCGATGATCTTGGCGATGTATCCTCCTGCCGGAAGCACCTCGAATGTGCTCGGCTGTTTTGCGTATGATGTAAAGTCCTGCATTACTTGTCCTCCTCGATATTAAACTCGTCTGAATCAACAACCTCATAGCCGAGAGCCGAAAGCTCTGCTTTCAGAGCATCAACCGCGTCCCAGTCGATGCCGTCCCCGCGTCTGCGTCCGTTAACGACATCTATGACCTGTTTTGCGGTGATTCCGTCCTTGACAGAAATTCCTTTATTGCTGAAATAGCCCGTAATCGCTCCCTCTGACAGACCTATGGTCTGAGAAACGACCTGCACCTTATACTTGCGCTCCTCATTGTCGATTTTCTTGACCTTTATGAGCCTTTTAGCCATCCTACTTGTCCTCCTTATATGGCATATCCATGCCGTAATACTCTCTTATTGTCTGGTCGACCATCTTGAGGTCGTTGTCTATTGTGTCCGTCTGGAACATGTCGAGCGGCGTCTTCACGCAGTCTGCTCCATTGGTCTTAGTGCGGAATTTGTACTCACCGCCCTCATATACCGACTTGAGGACCGTAGTGAACAGTCCCTCGATGCAGACCTTCTCGGAGAGAAGTTTGCCGACTGTCATAGGCCGCTCGTAGCCATCGGCATCGAGTTCTGTGTGCATCATGATGTAGACCGTGATGTCATCATCCAGGGCGTCGACCTCATCGAGAAGCGTCGTGAAGTTTGACGCCATCCTTGTGAATTTGTCATAGCCCTTCTCTCCGGCCGTAGCCATGAACTCTGTGCTCATCAGATAGTTGGCATCATCGATGACCAGCACCTTAGCCTTTGCGCCCTTGATGGCCTTCAGCGTGTTCGGGTAGCGGTTCATCGTCTCCGGTGTGAACTTCGGCTCATAGACCGGAATGTCCGTCTTGAACGGCATCTCCTTGCCTACGCAGCTGATGATGCCGACCTCGCCTTTTTTGAAGTTTCTGAGGCTGGTGCTCTTGCCGCTTCCGGATCTTCCGAGAATCAATATTTTCTTACTCATTTGTCTGGTACCTCCTGTCATATACCTGCATCATTCTTCTTCTTTTGCGCAGGATCCTCCTTGCTCTGCTTTCTTCAGCTGCAAAGTAGAGTTCTGCCTCGACATCATCGTCCTCGCCCGGTCTGAAGTAGCCGAACCCGACATTGATGATGCAGTCCCTGCCGCTGTTGTTTGCGTCTTCAATCAGCCTGCGGAACTCTCTGTCGACCTTCGGGTCCTTCGGCCTTCTGAGCGCACGAGCTGCTCCCGTGCCGATTTTGTCGAAATGTATTTCGGCTTCACTTTTCTGCCCGAAGGTGGTACCATTGTCTTGCGTGAGAGGTGCACCTTCGGGTGTGCTTTTCTTTTTATGCTGGCTCTCGATAGAGCTCACAATCGTTCTCGTCATAGTAGACATATTCATCTCCTTCCTTTTCGTAGTAGGCGATCCTGTCCTCGCCGTCACAATCGTCGCCCCTTCTTGGGCAGTCACTGCATTTGTAAATGTTGCAATATCTTACGATGTCCTCGATCGGATCTAACTCATCCGCAAAGAATTCTTCATCCGGAAGGCTGTAGAGCTCTTCCTGGTAGCGCTGCCCTTCGACCGCCATCCTGTTCTCGAGTTCCATTACACCTTGACCTCTTCCATAAACTTCACGATCCTCCTGCAAGCCATTACGCCCTCCAGGAATGCCTGGTCGTTTTCATCCTTGACGATGAAGTCGTTGATCGCGTCACGGATCTCCTCCAGCAGCGCATCCTTGTCTATCAGTCTCGCCATTACATACCTCCGAACATTTTATTGATCTCGACTTGTGCGGCCTTGCTTCTTACCATGCCTACCGGCTGTGCGTTTCCGACCATGCGGCACACTTCCTTGCCGATCGAGCTGAGGCTGTTGCCTGTCACGTTGATGAACCACGGCATCCCGTTTGCCTCTGTTACCTTGACGAACTCTTCGCCGGTCTTGAAGTCCCTTGCATACTTGATGCTTCCGAAGTCTCTGATCGGTGCCAGCATCGCCGCAAGTGTCTCCTCGACATACTGCTTCTTCTCTGCGTACATTTTTTCCATTTACTCCTCCTTTCATTACATCGCCCTCTGACGCAGGATCGCATCTGCGATGTCATTGACAAAGTACTGTTTGCTTTTGCCGGTCTTGATGTACTCAAGGCCTGTTACTATCTCAGCCCTCACTCTGTCCCGGGACATTCCCATATACTTAGCGAGCTGAGACGTGTTCGGGAATGCTCCACATTCCTTCTTGATGTCCCGGATCAGCTCCTGTCTGTTCATTGCTATCCTCCTATGACGAAGAGCATAAACACGATTACCAGCAGGCTGCACCATCCGAGGATGCTGCCGATAATCTCGATGATGTCGTCTCTGTCCATTTGCGCTCCTTTCTCTGTGATATAATTCCTCCAAAAGGAGGTTTTTATTATGGATATCGATAAATCGTACTTACTGTTTTCAATGATCATCGCTGGTTGCGCCCTTCTTTCCCCCGCAGTCGTGGCCATTGTTCAGAACCACTATCAGTGGAAAATGCATAAGCTTGAGATAGAAGAACGCAAAGCCATTCATGTTGATGATGTCATTGATGGCTACTTCCGTGCCGCTGGCGTGTGTTCCAAAACTCTCAACCAGGTATCACTTGCAAACTTTGGCGAATACAGTTCGCTCATATACTTTTATCTTCCGAGCGAGTATCACTCCGATATAACGGAGATCAACAAAGCTGCAAAACTTCATAGTAATTACGAGCTTGTTGCCGAGCCGCTTGAAAAACTAGCTCTTAAATATGCGGAACAGCGTAAAGGCAGTAAATAGCGAAGCCACTACTACTGCGTACACCGGATAGCCCTTCATATACGGGGCTATCTTTTTCATTACGGCAGTCATGCATATAGCCAGGGTCCATATGAACGCTATTCCGATCACTCCCATCAGTTGCAGGCTCATCCATCCTCCTTCCTTCCCCTTCCCGATGAATTTATCGACCTTTGCTATAAAACCGCTCACAGGTCAAATATCGGGCTCTCAGGGGTATCTGTGTCCCTTTAGGACACCAATAGCGTAAAAAAAATACCGTCGACCTCATCTGCGGACAACTCGTATCTCGTCTTGATCAGTGATATCTCCTTCTGCGTAAACTCAGCCTTTTCGTTGATTTTAGCGGAAAGTGTCGACCTTGAGATTCCGAGATAGTCTGCCAATGAGCCTCCGGTATCACCGTACAGCTTCATCTTTGATTCAAGCAACGCTTTGTTCATATCTACCTCCTTTGTTTTAAGTGTCTTTTTTAGACACCCACATATTAGCATCAGGTAATTGCACTGTCAAGCGCTTTTTTGTATTTTTAAGACACTTTTTCGTGAAAATATTGATTTTTGCCGCGTTTATGGTAATATTAGGACACCAACAAGATAGGAGGTATGCTTGAAATGTCAATGGCTGAAAGGATTAAAGAATTGAGATTGGCTGCGGGGCTCACTCAGGAAGAACTGGGCGAGAAAATTGGCTTGCAGAAATCTGCTATTGCAAAATATGAGAATGGCCGAGTAGAGAACATCAAAAGAAGCACTATACAGGCTTTGGCTGATCTCTTTGGTGTAAAGCCTTCATATATCCTCGGCTTTGATGAAGATGAAGAGGCTCAGCCTTACTACCTCGACCCAGGTGCAGCCGAAATGGCTCAGGCTCTGTATGAGCGCCCTGAAATGAGAGTTCTGTTTGACGCATCAAAGAACGCCTCCAAAGAAGACATAGAGCAGGTCGCCTCCCTTCTCGAGAAGCTGTCCAATAAATAGGACACATACTGTTATATCATTAGCCTCACAAGGAGGTTCGGGATACATGGATGAAGTAAAAGTGATATTTGCTGACCTGCCAGGTACTGTCAGGGGGATGCTGGTCAGAACGTTCGATGAGGATGAATGCTACACCGTCGTGATCAACAGCAGGCTCAGTGCAGAGATGCAAAGAGCAGCATACTACCACGAGATGCAGCACCTAAATGCCAGAGACTTTGATGAGACAGACAAAAGCGTAGACGAGATAGAATACGTTAGACACGTGGCGATATAATGTATGCCCGTGTATGAAAGCAATCAATAATTGCATTTCGGATCCGAGGATGTTATATTCTTCTTAGCAGAAGCTCCTAACACCTCTCAAAGAAGTGACCCGCGGGAGCACATTCTACAGATATTTTTGCTCCTTGCAATAGCTCTCTCTATATAAGAGATGTGGCCACGCCTGGAGCTTTTTTATATACTGGAGGAATTATGAAAACAGCAATATTGGTAGATGGTGGTTTCTATAGGAGGCGCGCAAAAAAAGTTTGGGGGCCTAAGACACCACCTGAACGTGCAGATGAATTGATTAGTTATTGTCATCGACATCTTTCAAGAGATTTAGACAAGGCCAAGAACGCTCAAGAACTATACAGGATCTTTTATTATGATTGTGAGCCATATGACCAGAATGTCTATCATCCACTTCTAAAGAAAGATATTTTCTATGCGAAAACGGATATATACAAGTGGATGCACTCTTTTTTGAGCGAGTTGAAAAAGAAAAGAAAAGTAGCTCTCCGGCTTGGCTTTCTTTCTGCTCCATCAGTTCATTTCGACCTTGACAACAAAGCCTTGAAAAAGCTTCTTCGTAAAGAAATCACTATTGAGGATTTGAAAGAAGAAGATTTTTCCCTCTCTATTATCCAAAAGGGTGTCGACATGAAGGTTGGCGTAGATATTGCTTCCCTTGCTTATAAAAAGCAAGTAGACCGTATCATTCTTATCTCAGATGATAGCGATTTTGTCCCTGCTGCGAAACTAGCTCGTAGGGAGGGTATAGACTTTATTCTGGATCCCATGTGGGCACATGTTAATCCAAACCTATATGAGCATATTGACGGATTGAGATCTTGCTTCCCAAATCCAGATGCCCCTACAGATCAAAGTGTAAAGATAGAAGAATAAATATAAAAAGAAACGCCCCTGTTGCAGCAGGAGCGAATCTATAAGCGCCAGTATGGTTAACTCGACGCCAATGCATAAAAATGTTACCATTCCGGCGCTCTTTTTTCAACATAAGGGCGCTTTTTGTGTGCCCGGAAAGGAGTCGCGATGGCAAAGCATAAGACTTTTACAAAAACATTTTACTACGAAGGCAAGCGGTATTTTGCCCGGGGAAAAACCAAAGAAGAGGCAGCCGTCAAGGCAGCCCTCAAACTGAATGAGCTGAAAACCAGAAAGCGCGAGATATCACAGAAGATGCTCGTTTCGGAATGGACCAAGGAATGGCTCAAGGTGTATAAGGAGCCTAATGTCAATAAGAAGCAAGCCAAAGCCATTGAGTCAGTGATTGATAAGTTCATCGTGCCTGAGATCGGCGCCCTGCAGATGCAGAATGTAAGGCCTGTGCACCTGCAGAAGATCATGAGCAGCGTCACGCACTATTCCAACTCTTATGTATCGAAGATATATGATGTCATTAGGCAGATATTCCGTGAAGCATACCTCAACAATCTCGTATTGCGAGACCCGGCAGAAGGCCTAAAAAAGCCCTCTGGGCAGGGAAAACGTCAAAGGCGTCCGATTACTCAATTAGAGCGAAAACTAACGCTACAGGTCGCAGAGACGTACAGAGGCGGCACCTTTGTACTGCTGATGCTGTACTGTGGACTGCGCCCGGGCGAGGTTGCAGCGCTCACCTGGTCCAATGTTGATTTGAAGAATAACGTGATCCACGTGAGGAAGGCTCTGAAGTCAGACGGCACTATAGATATGCCTAAAACAAGTGCAGGCTACCGGGACGTCCCGATCCCATCGATCATGGCCGAGCGTCTAAGAAAAGAGAGGCGCGGATCCATGCTGGTATGTACCAACTCGGTAGGCGGCCCCTACACAGCCTCTTCATTCCAGGCTATGTTCGAGGTGTTCCGGCATGAGATGAATAAGGCAGCCGGATGTAAAACCTTCAGAGGCAAGGTCCTGCCTCCTTATGCAATAGGTGATGACCTGACGCTATACTGTTACAGGCATACTTACGGCACCGATCTGCAGGCTGCAGGAGTACCTATCAATGTGGCCAAGGAACTCATGGGGCATGAAAACATATCCGTCACTGCGCAAATATATACACACAAAAGCGATGTCGCCTTCAAAAATGCCGCTGAATTGATAGATGCATATGTGACTTCGGGTGTGACTTTAGAGGCTGAAACCGTTGAAAAATGCGCAAACAACTGATGACTACGAATCAGAAGGTCTAGGGTTCGAATCCCTACGGGCGCACCACTTTAAAACACTGCAATTCCAACGGGTTGCGGTGTTTTTCTTTTGCTCGGCTTTGCCGCTTTATTGGCGTTATTTGGCGCCATTTGACGCCAAAAGTGTGACTCAAGTGTGACTCTTTTTGGCTTTCTTACTATACTTTTTAATTTTTTGTCTACTTATATATATTCATTCTCCAAAAACGCAAAAAGACCGGCGGGAGTCTCCCAGCCGGTCTCTTCACGTGTATTAAAATATCAGAAAGGAGGTGATTCCTGTCGCCCACCCCTTAGAGCGACCTAACTGAAGTGATATTTCTTTGTTGTATCCAGCTCGTCGTATGGATCCACTTCGACCCAACCCGAACTGGTCTTTTTATACAGTTTCGAATACTGCACCCAGCCTGTCGATTCTTTGATGTAAAACTTAGTGCCGCCTCCGCTGCTCCCGATCGTGACTGCAATCGTCGCGTCCCCAGTTACAGTGTAAGTATACGTATAATGGTCGAGCCCCGAACCTGTCGAGTATGTGACTTCGAACGAGATGCCCGTAACGAGTCCGCCGTAGTATCCGACATAGTGTCTGACCGTGTAATTGTCCAGCTGTGCCCTTGTCGGCATAGTGGTCGGTGTCAGTGTGATGATGCTGGAACTCGTACTCGGAAAGTCCACTTCCTCACTCGCCGCTGACGAGCCGTTATACAGGACGCACTGCGAGACATAAGTCGATGATATGGTACTCGACTCTCTGTGTCCGTGACATCTGACCTCAATACTCTCAATCGTTGCGTTGCTCGGAATATCTGAGAAGTCGAAGCTATACTGTGCATAGCCTGTAGAACCACTCGATGCGTACATATTCGATGTCGATGAGTACGGCGATTCAGCCGTATGCCCTATCGCATACTGTGCGTATGACGAACCGCTCTGAATACCGCTCGTTGTTACATCGTCTGCCGTAAAGGTCTGAGTCGATTCTGAGCCATGTGCCACAAGCTGACTCGTAACATCCACGCCGTTGTTCGTAACTGTGACTGTCTCGGATTTGTTGGTCGGAGTTATCGTCAGCGTGTACTCAGCATCCTTGTATGTATTGGTAGCGCCACTTGGTGCTATAGTTCCATTACCACTTAGAGTCGATGTAACTGTAGCTGGGTCTGGAATGGTATAGTCTACTTCTATCTCTGCACCGTAGATGTAGAACGAAGCTGATGTATTTCTCGAACCTCTGCGGCAGTTGATACGGATAGCAAAGTCAGCACCGTCATCACGGAATGTCGCATAGTCCTGTGTGAACTCAAACTCATGCGTAGTTACCGATGTTGTGATAGCCGAGCAGTATGCGTTCGAATATGTCGATGTGCCCTTACAGAGAACCGGCCTATATGATGAAGAGGTCGAACCACCCGACTCTGATGCCTTCAGCAAGATGCGGAAATCGTTGATTATCGCATCAGACGGAACCGCATCCCAGTTGAATCCTTGCAGATAGACGTATCTGTTTGTGGTCGATGCGTATGTGTTGTTGACCGTTGCATACGTTGTCGAGTCGGTATTCGTGTACGCGTTCGATGCGTTTGAGACTGTCAGATAGGATGTGCCCGCCGCGTTATATAACTCGCTTGGGACCAGCCTTGCTATTGCCATGCCCTACCTCCTATCTCTGTGCGTATAGATCACCGACCTCACCCAGAGACGCGGACGGAGCTGAGGAGCCTTTGTAGACCGTTACGATCTCCTCCTCATCCACGAACGTGGCTGTCCCGCCTCCTGTTTTCGGCAAAGTAACGGCGGGAACATCGGTATAGCTCCCGCCCATGATTGTTATATTCTGTGCCATAAGCCACCTCCTACGAGATGCTTAAAATCTTTGTTGTCGAGTCCTGTGAGATTGATGGAAGAGCAAGTGAACCGGCAACACCCAGAAGAGTCACGCCGCTCTTGATGTTAGATGCGACGATCTTAGCCTGTTCAGTCGAGCTAATGGAAACGGTGCCGCCTGTTGTGTAGCCGGACGGAATCGTAACCGAGCCCGCCTTAGTCGAGATCGTTCCGCCTGTCGAGCCATTGTTTGCCATGCCGCCCGAAACGGATCCGGATGCACTAAAAGCAGTCTTGCCCGTCAGAAGGTCTGCGCTGGTAACGTCAGCCGCTTCTGTGTCGAAGAATTTTGCCGTACCGCCTCCGCTCTTCGGAATATCGACCTCAGGAACACTCTGATATGTTACGCCGTTGATGATTACATTCTGTGCCATGTAAATCCTCCTATGAAACTGTGATTGTAGAGCCGTCCCACGTGATCAAGCCGTAATTCTGCGGGATCGGATTTATAACGATATCTTGTCTGGCCATAAGGCCTTCGATTGCGACTGTCTGCGTCTCGCTGGTAGGCGTAAACTCATAGTCGCCCTCGTATTTTGGAACTCCCGCCGCGTTCGGGGCTGTCAGCGTTGCACTCAGAGCCAAAGCGGAACTGAGAGTTCCGGTTACAGTACCCGAGCTCGTCAGAGTCCCGGTCAGTGTGCCGTAAACGTGCATTATTTGACCTCCCCGGTGATTTTTATGGTCGAGCTGATGATCGTGTCGACTACTCCGTCCTGATGTGTCAGCTCGATATCGTAGTTGTACTCTTTATAATCGAGCTCCTTCGTTTTGGTTGCCAGCATCGTAAATGTCAGCGTGTCCATCGGGATCTCCGTCTCATATTTCAGCTCATAAGCCGGGCCGCCGAGATATCCCGTCGAGATTGCGAACCTCAGCGAGTCCCCTTCTTCCGGCTCGTAAGGATTGCCGTCCGTCCCGGTCAGCTCTAAAGTCAGCGTCAGCGTGTCCCCTCTTGTCAGTGTGATTTTATTGTTTCCGTCGATCTTGAGCATTGTCTGCCCTCCTATTCAGTTTTGAACCATTCCGGTTTAGTGCCGCTGTTGTGCTGGACTATCCATTTATCAAACAGACTCGTCATGTACCAGTTACCGCCGAGACCGTTCGGAGGCTTCCGGAAATACCGCTCGGCCAACGTCAGGATCTCCTTCTGCTCGCCCGGCATCATCAACAGGAGCAGAAGCAGCTGAGTCCTGAGCCCGTCCTTCTCAAGATGCTCGAGTTTGCCCTTGATGGATTTCTTTGTGTCCCAGCGTGTGATCAGAAACTGCACAAGAGCAAAGAATCCGTTGCTCGCGAGGATAGCGAGCACTAATGTCGTGATAATTTCTCTATCCATGCAGCCACCTCACTTTAATCTGACTATAGCGAGGACCTTTCGACTGCCGCTGTACTTGCGAGGCTTCCCCGTTTTGGCACAGGTCCGATTCGGCTCAAAGTCCCATACGTATGGATCGTTGCCGCTCCACTCGCCTGTACAGAACATGACATGACCGCCCGAGCCTCTTTTGCCGCTCTTATTATCATCGAGGAGGATGCAGTCTCCCTTCTGAATCTTGCCTTTGAGCGAGGCCAGCGTCTTGTTGTTCATGTATGTGCAAGTCATGGTCTTAGTGTTCAAGTGAGTGACTTTGCCGGTTCCGTAGCCCTTGCCGTCGTGCCATATGTACTTGCCGCTTGCCAGAGCCCCGAGCCGCTGAAATACGCACCCTTCAAATGTGACACAAGTCCCAGCCGATTTACTGTGAGCCAGCGTTACCGGAGAATAATCGCCGTACTTTGCCGACTTCATGTAGTTCGCCTGAGCCTTGCAAGCGTCCATTATTTTTTCGCCCTTTGACTTCTCCGGATATACCGCCTTATCGTGGCTATTGAGGTATCTCTGGAGTGATGCCATGCTATTCGGCCCGAAGATACCATCACACTCGGAAGCCTTGAATCCGACCTTCAGCTGAAGCGCCTTGCTCGTGTTTCTGCCCCAGAGTCCGTCCGGATCCGACAGGCCGAGCCATTTCTGCATCGCCTTTACTGTTGGCGAGCCGGTTCCATAATCGTAGGCCTTGAGTGCCGGCACGTATTTCTGAAGGTCTTTGCGAATCGTGATCCCGTCCGTCTTTGAGAGTCCGAGAAATTCCTGAAGCCTCTGCACTGTCGCAAGACCGCCGATGCCATCCACGACCAGCTTGCCGCTCGATGGTGCTGGGCTCGACTTCTTGCTGTTCAGCTTTCCGCTCCACACCTTGAGGACGTCATTCCTCATATTGTCCTCGTAGGATATCCAGCCGTTACGGAGTGAGGAATTGGAGTAGGAATCTTTCACATAAACGTAGTGCTTGCCGTTCTGGTATTTGTAGTCGACCGAGCAGACAAAATGCCCGCCGCTCGTCCAATGAACGCCTTTGCTCCCGCCTCGTCTGGAACCCATCAAATAAATAGCCACCCTGTTGCCCTTTGCGAGCTCTTTCCAGAGTGGCGCCATTGTAGCGTGTTCTTTGACCTCAGTCATCCCGTAATGAGCCATCATCTTCGGGATTCCTGACCAGTATGTTCCGTCGCCGTTCGGTGCGGCATACTGCTTGCAATACGGCTGAATCGTGGCTGGTGTGTAGTTCTTATACTGCTCCATCTCGAGTATGCAGTTGGCAATCGACACCTCGCCGCATCCGCAATTCCTCAGATACCACGGCTTCTTAGGATATCCCAGACCGCCCCAGCGAGAATCGGTCTGCATGAATTTCGTTTTATTCATTCTCCTCACCGTCCTCGAGATATTCCATGCCCTCAATGTCTTTCGGCTGGATCTCATAGAAATCTCTGCTCGACACGCCGATAATCGCGGCTATGAAGAGGCCGACAGCGGAGATAGTGGCTCCGATGTTGTCATAGTATGGAAGGCCCCATATTTTCCCGACAGTCAGGACGAGAGTCGAGGCAGCCGGAATGACTGCGAGCGCGATCCATTTCAGGACGTCATAAGTTCGATTATTGAGTTTCATGTGATTATCCTTTCTCCAATAAAAAATGCCCCGAAGGGCTACGTGTTCTGAAGAGACTCAGACCATTAATATGCTATATAAGTGCACGATATGTTTAGCCATGCGTTGTTGGGGATGGCTGTATTAGTAGTTGTGCCATATCTGCCTACAGCCATACTTCCATTTTTTCTAATATACAAAAGAAATACGCTTTGACCACTACCATGCGCTACGAACCGCACCTCGTGAGCGGGCTCGCATCCGCTCGGAACATACCCTATATCAATATCGCCCGCACTGCTTTGCGCTCCATCTTTTGCGAAAGCTCCAGATAAAGTCACAATATTGCCTTGCTTAGTAGCCATTGGTGTTTCATTACTTGCGTCACTTGTTGAATAAGGTTTAAACCCCGAGGCGTACGTGAAATCCGCATGCCCGTACTCTTCAAATTGAAATTTCTTCAGAATTTCAGCAAGCAGTTTCAATAAACTTTTTGACGTCATGCCTCTTCACTCTCCTCAGTCACATGCACGTAACTTTCACGAGCAAGAGTCTTTCCCTCAGTAGTAAGGACGATAGCGGTATGTCTGTAAAGGGTTGATACAGCCGCAAATTTCAGAATTTCGTGCCATTTTGAAAGCGCTTCGTTTTTTGTTTCTGATATGAATGTCAAAACCGCTGGCGTTGCTCCGAACGCTGATTCCTGTATTTCAAGAACAATGAACATCTTTACCTCCTTTAATCCGCATCAACATCCCAGCCTAGATCGCTGAGCGCCTGTAATATTTCGTAATCAGTTCCGCTTGCGGCAGTATCGTCAAGATACAGCACGATATCGCCTTCCAGTCTTATCGCCTTTTTCCCTTCTGCTGTAGCGCCGTCCGCTATATGGAATATGCCAAGACTTTCGCCAGCTCCATCGAAGTCAACAATGAACTCGGCTATGGAAATAAACGTTGAATTTGACGATGAGATTTTTGTTGTGCCGCTCTCAATAACGCTCGCTGTAATAACAACGTCATACTGCTGTGTCAGATCAAAAGTGCTTGCATTTGAAGTCCATGTAAGCGAGCTTGGAGCGTTTATCGTCTGAACGCTACCCAGTTGCGTATATGCACCAGTGCTTCCGCTTATCCTGTATTCGGCCTTTACTTGCGTAGATACATACGATTTGGTAGTCAGACTTGAATACTTATATGCTGGCGTTACATAAGTCGTTATCTGTCCAGCATCACCCGCATCATCGGCTGTGCCTTCTGTAACGTTCCATCTGATAGCGCTTGTTGTCTGAATGTCTGGAGATTCAAAAGCGTACTTCCACTTAGCATACAGCGTGAATGTTCCAGATGGTGCAAGGTTCTTTACCGACTGGGAATCTGTATAGGTCACAGCTCCAGTCGAGCTTACTGCCCAGCCCTCAAACAGATAGTCAGTAAGAGAGTACCCGTTTGCGGTCAGATTTTTCGCCACATCATAAGTGTGCGTGCTGTCTGCTGTCGATCCTGTTGCGGAAGAGTTGTTCTTATCGTATGTGACTGTATACGTATTTGCTGTCCAAATGGCATATAGCGTCAACGCCGCGTTGTCTGAGTAAGTTTGTCCTTTTGAGTAAGTCGTACCGCTTCCATCTGGCTGAGTATTCCACTCGGTAAGCGTATATCCCGTTCTTGTGAATCCAGCACCATCTGACAAGGTAAGGTTTGTTCCATAATATTTTGTGCCATTTGCAACTGAGCCCGAGCCTCCATTTGCATTATATGAAACTACCCAGCTCGCAAGTGCTGGAACTGAAATGCCTACCTGTTTGTATAGAGTTGTATTGTTCCAGCCCGAGGCAGAAGAAGCATTTGTCGCATGTACATCGATTCTAATGTTTCTGGTTACGGCGGCAGTGCCACGATTAAATGTATAAGTCTGCGTGGCTACTGCTTGTTTATTGACCTCGCCTGTTGAGTAACTGAAGCTAACAGTTCCTGTCTTGCTATATCCACCAGTTGCAGTTTGAGTATCCGTGTAGGCTACCGACATCGCCGCACTCTGCTGGATACCACTCCAAGCAGTGACTGTAACCTTTGTATCTGTAGTGCTTACATTGTAAGAAAGCCAGCCTCTGTACTGTCTGGTTGCAGTGCTTGATACGTAAGCTTTTGTTGACCACGGTGTATAAACGGTTGTTGCCATTATTCACTCTCCTATGAAAGTCGTTTCAGAGATACATGCCCGTTGCTTCTGGCCATGAAAACAAGGTTGCCGCTGAATGTAGCAGTATCTCCGCTTATGGAAATCGTGCGTGGACGTATCTCAGTAAACACACCTTTTTGAGCATTGAATGATTCCGAGTCGCCCCATGCAGTGGAGTTTCCTCCGCCTCTTATTACGACCTTTGCACTCGTGACCCTTACAGAACCATCACCAGAAACAACTGATACTGAAGGAACTGACGGGTCTATTACTACTGCGCCCTCAAGAGCCGAAGTCCTGTCATCAAGGTTCTGAGTAGTAATGCGTATATTGGTGACATTCGTATTGATCTCCGTTTGGCCAGACTGAAGTGAAGATATGGCATTTCCCTGTGTATTGATGCTTGCCGTGTTAGCATCTGTCGTTGACTGCAAGGAAGATATGCTTTGCGAATGTGCGTCTAAGGTGTCATCTATATTCGATACTTCCTCCTGTGTAGCCGCAAGGTCATCCAGTATTGGCAGATTCGACTCGTCGATTTTGGTTTCGACTTCTGTTGCGGTCTGATAACCGCTGTCGTTGTTTAGATCAGATACATTCGTTGGAATGTCGCTTTGCTTCGCAATGTCACCTACAGGCGTGGTGCCAAAGTAGACTCCGCTACCGATTATGTTTATTCGCCCCGTGCTAGGGTCAAACTCTATGTAGTTATTTGCCCCGCCTATTCTCTGTCCACGTGTCGCAGAGAATGTGATGTTTTCTCCAAAGGTGCTTACAAGGTTTCCGCTCCCGTCATAGATAAGCAGTCCGCTTGATGAAAGAAGAGCCTTATAGTTTGGTGCATACTGAGCATCTGATGCAGTGCCCATACCCGAAGGAAGCACCCAAAGTCCTCTGGAAGTAACTGCAAGGTGTGCCATGATGTAGTCGCTCTGGCTGTCAGATATATCCAGTACATACCAACCCTGTGTTCTGGGATTTCCTGTCGGATTGACTACAGGTTCATAATCGTTGCCGTTCTTAACAAAATAGACTGTCCCTTCCTGAACAGTCGTATCTGTCGTTAACGTATATGTGCCATGCTTCTGGATCCAGTCGAGCGTGCCGGCTACATCCTCGATGATGGATAGCTGCGTGATCGCTGCATCTGCCGAAGCCTGTGCATCGTCCGCTGCGGACTTCGCTGTAGCAGCGTTTGTCAGAGCCGTCTGTGCATGTCCTTCGGCTTCATCTGCTGCGGTCTGCGCTCTAGTGGCATCTGATTTCGCCTGCTCAGCTGCGTCATAAATCGCCTTTACACTCGCAAGGGCTGTCTGGTCTTGTGCTCTTATATCAGGCATTGTCCACCTCCAGTCTTGCCCTTATGTTTATTGTGGTTATATTCATAGCCTGCGTTATCGTGTATGTCTGCCCGGTGCCCAGGACCGTTGTAAGATCGTCAGCGTTATACCAGCGGATAGTTCCTATCTGCTCGATCTGTGCGGCAGTCAATTCGGATCCGTTTGCATAGACATGTGCAGTAAGGACTGTATCGACCACAGTAGTCAGGAAAAGTGTCCCGGCACTCGATGTTATCGAACAAGAAAGAGCGACTGTAGCATCCTGTTCCATTGGCATCCAGAAGAATACAGTCGGGTCGGATATGTCCACCGTCGGGGTTGTCTTGTTGACCGCTATACCGATATATGACTTACCGGCCGGCGAAAGGCTTATTCCAGAACCGCTTGAGTCATCCGCATATGCCACCCAAGAATAGACCGCCTGCATCTCTGCTATAGCGGATACTTCGGCAGCGAGCTTTTGTACCATATCGGAGATGCCTGATGTTTTCAGCAGATAGTCTCCGATCGTGGCCGTCTGTGTCCCTTCAGCCTCACAGGTCTCTATCTTGAGTATCCTTGCCTCCAGGTAGAGTTCACCATCGTCATCGATGATATTTACCCTGTCGCCTATTTGGACATCATCCGGGAGCTTCGCAAAGTCCACCTCATAATTGACAGCCGGCGCACTCCTTTTCTGAAGTTCCGCTCTGGCCTGTCCGGCAAGAGTCGCCTTGTCTGTCGTATCAAATGAAAACGAGCCCAACAAGAGCCCGTCTTCATCTATTGCGCTTGACCATCTGTCCATAGCGGTCTCATTCCGCATCTGGCCGGTCGTTTTATCCACTTTGTACAAATCCCCTGTTGTCGGGTCCTCGTAGCTGTACGTGTAATTTACTAGGTTTATCGGGTTGTCCGAGCCGTCAGGTGTTCCGCCTGTTACCTTCAGAGCCGTTACAAGGTCTGTTATGGAGGTCTTTGTAACGATCCTGTCGATGTCATAATTGAGCCTAAGCTGCGGAACCGCTTCCTGAAGGCCTCGCCTCTTTACAACATTGACTATCTTCTCCTTGACCTGCAGCCCTTCGATAGTAAAAGAATAATATAATTCGCAATCCCACAGTCCCACTACAGAGCGTATTCTTTCAGTGCAGGTCGACTCACCATCCCATGCATTAGATTTAGTAGTGACTGGTGCATCCTGTACATTTATGCTCCAATCACTTGGCAGAAAATATGCAAGCATCTGAGAGACCGTCTTGTTACTAAGCGTAACTGCCGGGCACAAAGTGTTGAGCAGGTCGAGCCCTGCATCTTCCGCATACAGACGTATCGTCTGCGCCTTGGTGTCTGATTCTGTCTCGATTATCTGAAACAGCGAGTTATAGTTCTCATCAGCGCTGCCGCTTTTGAGAATGTAGTTGCCCGCTACGATGGCATTGGAGAGATCCGTCCTCGTATCGTCAGTCCATGTTATCTCACACTCGAATGTATTTACACCGCTCTCTATGTCTTCAACAGTGTTATCTCCGGATATTCTGTACCCGGACGGCAGTTCTGTTGTAGCCTGGCCTAAAATATTAAGCTGTCTGTCACAGAAATAAATGATCATAAATAAACCTCATTGAAGATGATCTGTATGAGCGGTTTGTACGACGTATTGACCCAGTCAGACCATACAGCCTGTATTACATTCTGCCCCGGTCTTAATACGAAGTCCTCCCAATCGTTTCCGAGAGCTCCATACTGTGGCTCAAGATGCCCATCAAGGGACCCGGCTCTGTAAAGCACTACATCCGCTGAATTGCAGTCAGCCTCGACCACGTCTCCCGCAGTAAACACGTTCGGGATCTCCGCAAAAGGAACACCTGCCTTTGCGATCATTGAGCATGAATGCAGCGCATTCGTGTGGAAGCCTCCCGTGAAGTTGAACACTATGTCCATAGAAGCCGTGAGCTCGATATCCGAGCATTTGAATGTTCGGTCTGGCAGATTGCCAACAGAGAAGGTGACAACACCTCCATCCTTTGACCACCCAGTATTGAGATTACTCTGTGTATATTTCCAGCCTGACTGAACCTTGCGAGTCCGCTTTTCTTTGACCTTTTTCTTTTTCCTCTTGACCTTCTTAGTTACTGTCACATAGTAGGTCTGAGTCGTGTATACTGCGGTCCTATTGCAATAGCCAAAATGTGTATTGTAATACGACAGATCTATCGAGTCGGTACCAACCACTTTGTTATTCAGTATGTAAGAGACCTTGCCGGTAGTTCCATTGCCCGTCTTTTCGATGCGGATCCCCGTTACCGTGGTCCCGTTATTCTGAGTAAGTGCTTCGAACTTTCCTACCTGTGCGGTTTGATTGACACAGAGGCGGTGCACTATATCGAACTCGAAGTCTACGGCTCCTGCAGTTGTCCTTGTAAGTGATGCTGTCCCGGTCGGCTTTGCATACTGCTGTGTCTGCCCGGCACCACTATCCCAATATGTATCTGTTATCTGACCGGATGACACGTTAGTCGGCGTCCAACTCGTCAAAGATGAAAACTCACTATTGGCGAGTGTGCCGTTCTTAGCGTACTGATCTACGTCAATGACTTCCGGATTTCCGAGCTGTATGATGTTCTCCTGTGAGTCGAGAAAAGCTACAAAGCCGCAGTCTCCATCTTCACTATAGTCGCCGTTGCGTTTTGCTGCAGCGAACGACGCCCTGAGAAGCGGTCTTGCCGGATATGAGCCATCATAGTTGAATGTGAATGTTGCTGCGTTATCTGAGACGGTCACACCTGTCGAATCAGAGCTCGAAAGAGTTGTCAGCTCAACAGATCTCTTGAATGGATAAGAACAGTACAGGCTCCACGAACCGGTCACTGCATTTTTATAGTCCTTGTAGGAACCTCCCATGACCGGTTTGCCCGTGTAGTATTTATCCTCTTCATCGTTGAATACGAAATCAGCCTCATCAAACGAGAGAATATTGTTCAGCTGAGTCAGTTTCTGCCTCAGATCGTTCATGTTGTTGCCGTGAAGAGCAAAGTCCACGACTATGGTCCTTGCCGGATAGCGGTAGCCCTTTAGCTTCTCGCCATCGGCTATTCCCACAGAGTAAGTGTCCAGCTCGGCAGGCAAGCCCTCACGCCCGGATGTGATCACGGTGGTATAACCGGGAAGAACATCCTCGATATACTGACCGTTTATCTTTACTGCCTCGATAGGCAGATCTGTTCTGTCCATGTTACCTCCTAAATGTATCCGAGTTTGCGGTTAGCCCTTGTCTGGATCCTGTTCAGCTCAGACTCCATGTACGGCGCTGTGGTTCTAGCTACTTCCTTACCGTCCACCTGCAGGATGACTGTTATCGGGCCATTGTTTTGCGAAGCAGTCAGGCGTTCGCCCCACCTGTCAAGGCGCTCCCAGAATGGATCCAGCGGCAGAATCGCTTCCGGACCTGCCTCGCCCATTCCACCGAACACTGTCGGGCTGTCCGCAATACCTCCTTCGGCATACCACTTGATCCCCAATTTCGGGATGCTGCCTTTTAGCAGGTCTTTCAGCTTCCACCCTGATGGGCTGATGCTGAAATGTGGAAGCGGCACATGCGGAGCTGACACCTTGAACTTGAAGAAGCCTTTGATCTTGTCAATGATTGCCTTGATCTTGTCTCTCGCAGTTTCGAATGGTTTTAGTATGGCAGCCTTTGCAGCCGCAAATTTGACTTTGACAGCTGTGACTGCCGCCGCCGCTTTAGTAGCGATCGCAGTTTTTATAGAATCGAACTTGCTTGACATGGAAGTTTTTATATTCTCTATAACTGTCGAAACATTCTGCGTGAACCCGCTCCATATGCCGGAAGCCCAGCCTGCGATCGCCTGTGCTCCACTCTGTACCAGGCTGATTGCCGCCTGTCCTAATGCGTTTCCGAGGTAGCCTACCAAGCTGAGTGCTGCTCCCAGCAGTTTCGGCAGATTCTTTACCAGTCCAATGACAAAGTTCTTGATGAATTCGCCGGCAGCATTCCCGACGCTCGGATCATCTCCAATGGACTGTATCTTCTGCATTATCATTTCTCCAAGATGGCCTAATGCATCCGGGAGATTGATCAGTACATTACCAAGTGCTTTTGCCAGATTACCACCAAAAGCAATTGCCGAATCAAGCAGGCCGTCCAAAACTCCGGTTAGGTCCTCACCTGCCACAAGCTGAGTCATAAAATTAGAAGCCGCAGCCTTCATTGCAGCAAATGAACCGCTTAAAGTTGTTGCTGTTTCATTGGCCGTGTTGCCGTACAAACCCATGTCTGTAACGCCTTTTTCAAGCATCATTGTTACGGCTTCTTGGTATTCTTCTATAGGTACATCGGTAAGGCTATTGTAACTATCTTTCAAAAATCCAGCTGCTTGTGCTTGCTCCAAAAACCCTTTGGATGTAGCCGGTAAAATGCCAGAAAATTGGTCGGCTATGGATTGATATGAACTTGTTGACCGTGTTATCAGAGCATATTTCTGACTGAGTTCGTCCACGTCTCTGCCCGTACCACTTGCATAGTCTGCTATGGCTTTCATGCCCGTGCGTGCTACATCATAGCCCTTTTGGTCGCCCATTGTTTGAGCAAACGCCGCGCCTGTCTGATTGATCGCCGCAAGATATTGGTTAGCTGACATATTAAGGTCTTTATACGCATTGTTAGCGTCTGCCATAATGTCACTAATGTTGGCATTATCAAAAATCTTTTCTACGCCGCCTTTTAGCTGTTCAAACTCTGCGCCCTGCTGAATGGTGTCCTTGAGGACTTTGCCTATCGCGCCGGTAACAAGAGCTTTCTTCACAAATGATACGATCTTACTGCCGGTGCTCTTTCCGGCATTTTTCGCTTCGCCGCCAAGTGCTTCAGTGATCGATCCCTTGATGCCGTCAGCTGATGGAGCGATCTGTACATATGCAGTTCCAAGTGATGTCCCTGCCATAACTATTCTCCTCTTATCCTTGCGAGAGTCGCTTCAAACTCTTCCGGAGTCGCAAAGCTCATCACGCCTGATTTGTTCCTGCCTTCAGGCTTCTCGCCCAATAAAGACGCGACAAGCGAAACAGGTTGGTTGATTCCTTTGGACGCATCCTCCGAGAACCCATACCTGAACGCTTCTACTCTGTCAGCTATCATGGCGAGAAGTATAGTATTCTGCGATGCCGGGACACCGGCAGCTCGCAGCTTGATTCGCGATTCATCCCTCAAACCAGCAGATAAGGTCGCCGCCAGTTTAACCGGAAGCGACCTGTAATCATATATCTGATATGTCTCGGCAAAGTCGCAGATAAGTGCATCCTCATCGAGATTTATCATGCTGGCGAGGGTTATGAGTTTTTTAATTCTGTGGTGGATTCCATGATCTCGCGAAGCGCTTCGACCATCGAGTCGATAGATGTGACACCATCGACCTCAAGATGCTTTGCAAGCACGTCAAGTTTCTCTTCTCCACCAAGAAGGATCTCCGCTACATCGACGACCAAGGATGTTTCGCCTCTATCGATGCCGCGGAGTTTCTTCAAGAGATTCCAGTCATTGAGATGTCTTTCATCGATATCCACCTCAAAGCCGTCTTTCAATGTTACAGTCATGTCCACCTCCTAACTTGGTCTCCTAGCTCTGCTTAAGATACTCATAGTGCGTCTTTCCGCTTGTGTCCGGAAGAGCAGTAATGGTTATCTCATAGCCGATCGCGCTGGAGTCAGTGTAAGAGATATCTCCGATCTCAGATATCTTGCCGTGCGGGATCACGACTCTTTTTACAGTGTTGCTGTTAAGAGCCATATCCACGACCCATACAGCTTCTTCCTGCTCATCAGCAGTTGCGTTGATGGTCAGGCCCTCGGCAAGAGTCCCTGTTACATTGGAGTCTCCGTAGATCGCTTTGAGTACATCAACATTCAGTGCTTCGATAAGTGTGCACTGGAACGTATCCGGTTTTTCCTCCTGGAGCGTAAGGACTGTGTCTCCGCCCCATGCTTTGATATCTGTGGTCGAAGGAGAATTGGAGTTTACCAGTCCGTCTTCGCCGCAGTATCCGAGCGCCTTGAAAGCAGCAGCAAGTGTAGTCGTTGCATCTGTCGGGCAAGACGTTCCCGAAGCAGCTCTGTATACCGCACCACCTACCGCCGGCTTGCCAGCGCTTACGTTTCCTACTGTCTGTGCCATGTATTTCCTCCTAGTAGTGAGTAATATCAAACACCGCCTGATAGCGATATGCTCTCATGGCGGTGTCAGTGAAGTTATAATCTGAATTGAGGCTTACCCTGCAGATCTCGTTGAGCGAAACGGCAGATTCCATCACTGCTTTCACGGTCTCGTTGAGTTCCGCAGCCTCATACAGTGATGGTGCATATGACTGGACCGCGAGCGTCGCGTCACAGATATGGTTCCTTTTTCCGGAGCCGGTCTTCTCAAGCAGCACATACTGAGCCGGTGGTTCTTCAGGTCGTTCCATATATACCGGAACGGACAATTCCTGATCCAGATAGTCAAGTATTATCTTCTCTATCATCATCTCACCGCCTTCAGTAATGTGTTGTTCTCGCTGTTTTCTTTCCTGGCTTCAGGCGTTACCGCCCTGACTGTTGCATGAGCACGGTCAAATCCCACAAAAGAATCTGCCTCATACCCATCTCCCAGCCTGCCAAGCGCAGCAGATGCATATCCGTTCAGCACGTTCTGCATCTCCTGACTCTTGAGCAGCTGCCCGACGCCGGCTCGGTTCAGTTTGAACTTTACCTTAGCCATACCGCTCCACCTTCACTTTCATATTCCAGTCAAGTGGTATGCGTGAGTCTATGCCCTGCGTCGGATAGCCTATGGTTTGGAATGTTTGCCCCCAAAACTGCACCTTGGTATCGTTCCACCGATGCGTGTCTCCTTTTGGTATAGCCAGGACATATGCCAGGTGCTTGCCCGTGAGGTTATATGTATCGGTAATGTCCTCAGAGGATGGCTCCCCGATGAGGACATTGTCGATATCTACCCATTCCTCCACATAGATCGGATGGTTGAAGGCATCCTTGCCGGACTCTGTCGTCTGCAAGAGCTGAATAGTCGTACCTCTCATGCTAGGCCTCCGTTTCCGGCACAAGTGCCTCTATAGGGCTGTAGGATCCTATTCTGCTCCCGCCGCCGAGGAGCGCCTTCTCCGTTTTTGACAGATAGAGTTCTCCCAATGCACCGCTGCCACCAAGGGTCCAGCTCTGAGAATACCCGAGCGCAGACATACTGCCCTGCGATGCTCCGATAGGAACCCCGTTGTCACCTCCGTTGCCCAGCGCTCTTATAACCACTCTGCAGGAAACAACCTTTTTCGCTTCGGTTGATGCCGTGCTGTTGAAGCTGTCGATAAGAACAGCAACGTCTTCAAGAAGAGTCTGGCATACGCCAAGCTCGCTCTGTGTAAAGGATCTGGTTGAACGTTCCTCGATATCTGCTACAGTTGCATATGCCATTCCTATCACCTACTTCTTTGCCGTTTTCTTTACCACTGCCTTCTTCGGTTTTTCATCTGCAGGCTTAGTATCGGAAGCGGCGAGTTTGTGGCCCGCCGCCTTATACTCCTCTACACGTCCTTCCGCGACCCACATCTCTGTACCAAGAAGGCCGTTGACCATCTTTACCATTATGCTGAGTACGGAGTTGTGAGCCTGTTGAAGCAGCTTGTGTCGGCGCGGAATCCGACTTCGATCTCCGCCCTTACAGCGAACATGTTCTGCTGCCACAGGTTGATTGTGCTTGCACTTGCTCCGGATCCAACGGTCAGTGTTGCCTGATCGCTTACTGTGACATCAATGCCCTGTACGATTCCGTACATTGCCTGTGTCCAGTCGCCTGCAAACCCGACTACGTTAGGAACGGAAGCGCCTGTTCCTGCCTTGAATGCACCCTTGCTCTGATGTGTAGGCGCTCCGAGGATCATTGGAACAGCGCCCTCTGCTGCTGAATTAAGGAACAGCGGTCTGTTGGTAGTGTCTGTAGCAGTGAGCAGCACGCTCTTAGCCTGTGGAGAGATTGCAAATCCATTCAGGATACCGCCGTGTTCAGCGATGTCTGCATCAGCTGCTACGAGGCCGAGGTATGTTCCGTTGTTAGCATTTGCGATGCTCTGTGCGGTTACAGCTGCGAAAGTATCGAAGTTGCTTCCCGGAGCTGCGCCGTGGAAGACTGTCTCGTCAAACTTCTTGGCAAGTGCGAGAGGCAGTCTTGCAACGAGCTGATCATAAAGGGCTGGCACATCTCTCTTAAACTCGTTTGAGAATGGTACGATAACAGCAAGCTTGTATGCCTGCATTACCTTCTTCTCGAGCGAAGGGTTCTTGACCGGCTTTACACCTGTCTCTGTGACCCATTCTGCTTCAGGGTCGCCTGTGATGACCGGAATTGTAAGACCATTACCCGGAAGTACGATCTGTCTTGCAAGCTGCATTACCGCAGACTGCTCCTGTGCCTTCTGAAGGATCTCGCTGGATACTTCGGTTGGCAGTTCAATGTGGCTTCTGTTAGTTGCTACGCCTGTTGCCATAATTATTTCCTCCATAAATTAGTTTTCTAAATTGTTAAACCAGTTAGCAAATTGCTCTCGTGTCGAACCTCCGCCGACGTGGTTCACCTCGCCCTTATCTTCTACCTCCGGATATGATCCATTCGGTTTTGCATATGCCAGGATATCTTTTGCCTGAGCTTCGCATTCTTCTTTGGTCGATCCGTACAGAAGGTTGGCAGGTACGCCGGTTTCCTTCGACACTTCTTCTCGAAGAGTCCTGACTGCGTCAGCCTTCTTCAACTTGTCAAGTTCAGCTTGCAGGGAATCAGCCCTTTCTGTTGCCTTTTGCAGTTCAGACTTTGACTCCTCTTCAATCTGATCAAACTTCTGAGCTTTTTCTTTCAGTTCCTCATAATTCTCATACTTGGCCTTCTCTTCTCCGAGACGCTTCTGTAAGATGGCGTTGAGTTCCGCCTGTGTGAAAGTGCGCTCTTCAGTCTGCTGTGTTTCCTGAGTTGTTACTTCAGTATTCTGTTCCATCGTTTTACCTCCTGATGTATGAGTTCAACTGCGTTTAAGGCACGCATTGCCAATAAAAAACCGCCCTTTCGGACGGTTAATTAACTATTCGACTGTATGGTGATTTATATATCACATCCCATTAACTTAAGTTCCTGATTCTTGATTTCTTTATGTAATGCTCTATACTTATTGATTTTTTCCTTAATATCATCAGGCGCCTCGTCAATCGGTCTTCCTTCTTTCGTCCACTGCCAAATATCAGAAGAAAGGGCCATCAACTCATCATTAAGAATAATCATACCCTTTTACCTCCTCAAAACTCGAAACTCTGTATATGCCTCGTCATAGTCGTTAGCTAAGATATACTGCTCTGATGCGTACCTGCTAATGGTATGAACATTGCTCTCATTAATACCTTCATTGTCAAGATATATTTTACTTTGTTCGTTCCTATATCGCAAGTATTCTGAAGCATTTTCCTTTGTAATAACTGCGTTGTTTCTTCTGTATTCCTCAGCGTCAAGCCAATGAATAAGCTCATGTTTCGCTGTGCTGTGAGGGTCATCGGGATCCGCAAAGCCTAGCTTTCGCTGATAAGATATTGTGCTTCTCTTGTTGCCCATGCTATCCCTTAAATACAGCCTGTTATCAACGTAATTATATGCAGCATAGGAATCACCCATCTCTCTATCACTCAGAACAATTATCTGGGGTAATGTGCTGTTCTTAGGAACATCCAGAGACTCTAGCGCATCCTCAATAGCCTTTTCTATATTATTTAATCCTTGCTTCTTTAACGTTGCATCTTCAGAAACGTAGATTCCATACTTTCCATCTGTAGTTTTATGAGCAATAATATCACGCTTTCGCTTAAAGGTCAGACTATCCATGTTACTATATGACAATTGACGCCGTCTTTCGTATGCCGCCCTCTTCTGTGCATTGATATAGATCCTATTCGCTGCATAATGCTGTCTACGCAGAGTATTTAACCTCTCTTTAGGAGTATCACCAGCATTGGCATACTGCTCATACAGTGCATCGGGATCATAGCCTTCGACAGTGGTCTCTCCGTCGTATCTGACGCAGTAGTTACAGTCACAGTTGTTATGGATATGATCGGCATGGCCGTTTTTGATAGCCTTCTTCGAAGCCTTGACCCAGCCTCTGGAGGCGAGCATCAGGCAGAACGGGCACGTGTCTCCTGCAGGTATCCATGCCCACTCAGCTCCATCACGAAGCGCATTCTGCTGAAGAGTATCGACGCTGGCAAGTTTGACTGAACGACCTACTGCGGCACCTACTGCCTGTGGATCTCTGGTGCTCGCCAAAGTGCCGTAAATCGTCTTTGCTATCTCTCCATAGGTCGCAGTTGCCGCTGGCTCTGCCGCAGGAACGTATTTGCTGGATGCTTCTGCCACAGCATCGAGCATCTGGCAAGACAGTTCTGCTGCACCTTCTCCGTACTTGGTAGCCACTGCATGCGCATAGTCTATGAGCTGTTTCACGTCGTCAGCTGTACTGCAGTCGTGAGTCTCCATATACCGAGCCACTTTTTCGGCAGCCTTTTCATTGATTTTGCGAAGACGCTCTATGTAATTCTGCCAATCCTTCTGGGATATCTTCATGACTCAATCTGCTCCGGTTCCTCTTCCGGCTCATTATCTATGTCCGTAAGAAGCTGTTGGCCTCTCGCTCTCTGTTCCTGTGCCCTGATGCGTCTTATGTCAGCCTGGTCGAATCCGATCATCTCAAGGAAGACGTCTGTACTAGCGAAGTTCTCTCTTGCTGATGCGATCTTGATGGCTGCGTCTGCGGTAACAGCTACAGACGGCATAGCAGGGTTCTTGAAGTGCGCGATTATTGCAGTCTGCTCCGGATCCAGTTTGTCGATGGTCGTATCATTCGATATTGCGAGCGCCATGAGAGCGATAGTACGAAGTGCGTTGCCATTTCCCCGGTTCAGTTCTTCTGCCATAGTTACCAGCGTCTGTGACTGTGCCAGTATCGCGTCAGAGCTTGTAGGATTGGCATCATTGACTACGCCTGTGTCTGTTACTGTCAGACCGGTTGCAGCTGAGAACTGTGTGGACAGTACTCTGAGCATCTCAACATGCGGAGCAATGCTTCCCTGCTGCAGCTGGCCAAACGTAGGCTTCTCGCCAGTCTCAGGGTTATATGTTGCGGCTAAGATGCTTCCGACATACTGCTTGAATTTGTCATTAACGATTGCGTCATACTGATCATCTGTTACGCCAAGCAGATACTTCTGTGGTGCAGTGCTGAACTCAAGGCCGATGGTCGCATTTGCGATAGTCCTGACATAACCCTGGATAAGTCTCCTGATCGGCTCCTTGATCCTCGAGCGTCCAAACGGCTTCATGGTCGTTGAGTTCCAGATCAGAGGCTCCATAAGAGGCCTGCCCATCATATGAGCATGTTTTTCTGCACTCCAACGGTTCTTCTCAAACCGTAGAACCCAGGTCGCTGTGTCTGTATACAGATTTATGATGGTCGGCTTCCACGTTGACTTCATAGACTCGTCTTTCACAGAATCTATGACAGCCATCCCGCAATCAATTCGTCCTTTTGCACCATTCCATAATGCAGATGCTGACTTTGGAGAATGAAATCTGATGCGGCATTTGTTCGGAAGCGAACGGTCCTGTGCAAGAGTTGCAAACGTGCAGCCGAACTTCAGCTCATCTCTGCTCGACTTGGGATACTCGGCTATCAGGTTGTTGTCTGATACGATTCCCGTCAGCTGATCCACATCGGCGCCATTCATTCCAACAAAGCCGTCAAACATGGACCTCGCAGCCAGTACGTCGACCGTCTTGGCTCCCCAGGCACATCCGATTTCCAGCCCCTGTATGCCCTTTGGCAATGCAATGCCAAGGTTGACCTCGCCTACGCGGATGTGCCCCTCATAGTAGCGTTCTTTGATATGGTTAGAGCTTTCGTGATAGTTGTATACGCTGATCAAATCTGCAAGTTGCACCTTCTCAGCATCCGGAAGCCCTGCTATATTCTTTACATCGATCGTTATGCTCATTTATCCAATCCTCATTCTTCTGTTGGGATCTCGTTTACTTGTTTTTGCGCCCCATAGTGCAAGGGCAGCCGCCTCGATCGGGATAGAATTCTCTCCACCGAAGCCCCAGCCTCCGCCTATAGGCCGCCTTATAGATGTGACTGCGCTTTCACGCAATAGTTCCTGTTTTGAGTACCACGTGACCGCCTGCTCATTCACTGCATCTGTGAGTGTGCTAGTGGCTGCAATAACCTCGTTGGCTCTCGGCCGAACGACAGAGCCTTTTATGCGCCAGGTGCCCGCTATCTTGTCAACAAGAGCGTCTACCCCGTTCCTGCCATCTATGACTACACAGCAGGCTTTTGTATATCGCTCATTCAGCCAGTCAGCAAGCCATTGTGTTCCCATTGCCGTAGGCTGTATCTCTATTAGTGAGATACGTGCAGGCCCGTCCTTCGGGATCACTGCACCGCAAAGTGCGACCTCCGTAGCATCCGGAGAAAACTTGACTCCATAAGCAGTCTTCCCTTCCGGTTTTGGCTCATCAGATCTGCATTTGTCCCATGCTTCTGAGTCCAGTGCGTACTCTACTTTGTGCTCCACTACTGGAGACCACCACCCTAGTCTTTCCCTGGCGAATGTATCGGGAGCCATCTGCTCATACTCGCCCTCTATGGTCGTTTCCATAATTCGTACTCCGAGAGCCGGATTCGTGTCAGCCCATCTTTGCCTGTCGCTGATGTCTCCGATCTCCGGAACAGAAAACTCGAACCATGCAGTGGTCTTTGTCTCTCCGGCTATTGCCTTATCTCTGATACCCCTGAACACAGTACCATCTGCATTCGGATCCGGAGGCGTGCCGACATATATTGTCTGCGGGTTAAGGCTTGCTGAGATGGCCGGCAGGAACGAAGCCTGCTGGTCTACTGTCAGCTCCTGCGCCTCATCAAATATCAGCAGGTCGCCGTGCTGTCCTCGGCCTCCGTTTCTGGTCCTCGCCAAAAACTTTATTCTGGCACCGGATCTCAATATGATTTGCTCGCGTCCGAGCGCTGTCTTGATGTCTTTGACATACTTCCGTAGTTTCGGAGTATCAAAAAACGAAGCCATTTCCTCGAATGTCTCCGTTGCTGTCTTTTGCAGGTGCGCAGTGTACAGCACCTGCTCGTTATACATGATCATCCCCGCTTCGGCCCTGCCTTCAATAAGGCCGGTCTTACCGTTCTGCCTGGCAACGCTCCCTCCGCAGGTCTTGCATACCCACTTGCCCCAGGAAGTCATTGCCATCCAGTCGCAGATAATGAGATCCTGCCACGGGTCGAGCACAAGGCCGCCAGTTCTCAGGATCCTTTCGGCATCCATTCCGTCGGATGCCGAGTAGTCCGGGACGACCCTAACGCACGGCTCCTGCTTTCCCAGAAGCTTCCCGCTCTGATAAGATGCCTGCGATGTCGTCGTCATTAGCCTCTGCTCCTTCTATCTCCTCGATCTCCTTCAATGTCTCTCTGTACTGCCTTGCAATGGCAGCCATTTCTTTGGTTTCGCACTCCTCAAGTCTGAGCGCCAGCATGACCTCAAGGTCCTTCAGTTTTTCCAGTCTTGTCTTGCCAGAGGCCATGAAAATCTCCTTGTGTGTAAATCGGCGCTATCACCTGGCCGCCGCGCCAAGGGCGGTGGTCGGGTATCTCCCCCTACCACTCTCCGTCACAAATATTATTATTTTTTGGTGTAGTCACCTCAAAACTGAGTTTGTTGCTTTTCGCTGCGTTGCAGCAGTAGTGGGCAGCCTGTAAGTTGTTCCAGTCCCGTGCAACCGCGTCCGGTGATTCGTACCCGAATTCTTTCCATCGACTGACAGGAATGATCTCGTCGACCACGAAGCTAAGTGGATGCTGAGCATCACTGGGCTCATCGTAGTGTATCGGTCCCAGCCGTCCCTTGCATATACCGCACTCTGCGCCCATAGCCTTGAGGCGGGCACGGTGTTTTCTACGGAGGGTCCCATTCTTGTACCGGGGGTTGTTTCTTGTTGCCATTTATTTCTTCTACGCAAAAGACCGGCTGTTGACCGGTCTTTGCGAGCATGTTTATGAAAGGAGATCTAAGAAAGAAGAAAAGAACTCTTCGTCCTACTTTTATACATACATCATATCAGCGAGGTAGTATGAAGTGATATGAGTTGTTTTATAGGTTCCTCACAATAGTCCACTCTATATGCTGTGCCCATCTCATGGTATACCCAGAGAGTTCCGATACTTCTTCCCAGGTATAACACTTAAGGTATCTCATTTCGAGAACCTTGCGAGCTTTGGGATCCTCTATGGTCTCGATGAATCCTCTCGCATTCTGCTGCATCGTTGCCAGACGCGCCTCCTTTTTCTGGATGTCATGGCTCAGATCCACAGCAGCCTCTACATACTTATTGCCGTGATTGCTGGGCGACGATTGGACATGCTCCCGATCCGTCGTGGAAGATGGGATGCAGGTAGCCTTCTCCCTGAGGAAGAGCAGCTGCTCCTTGTCTCGTATTATTGACTTGTGAAGTTCCGGTATACTCCGGATCTCGTCACGTGTTATCAAAGTTTGTTTCTCCTTATAAAATCAAAGGGCGAAGCGTGATAAATTATAAGTCCTTATTAAGATATATTTGATTGTGTGCTCCGCCCTGAGATGCAAACCAGAAGGCGAACGTAACAGATTCATACTTGCAAGAGGGACATACATGTTTAGTGATGTTAGTTATAGCGTATTGTCCACCCTCTGGTAGTGCCGTTATTAAGTCCAGTCAACAACGTGACCGTTCTCGCATTTGTCTCGCTTATACAGCCAGCCTTCTTCGTGGAATTCTTTCGGCCCGAAGATGCCGACAGGCGAGCCACACACGCCGCATTTGTAATAAATGGAGCCGCTTAAGTTCCGCTGTTCGATTGGTTTGACATCGTCCTTGCCATACTCGTCCCAAGTCATTTGCCACATAGTTATTTCCACCCGCAGTCTGTATTAATTCGGTCGGGGTCTATCTCGATGCCGAGCATTTTCTGAAACTCTGCAATCTTCTGTTTCGTCTGCGGAGTATCGGCTGTGTCTGTTGTTGTGCTTTCGCCTTTTGCTTTGCCAAAATGTGTGGCGTCTGTGTGATACTCTAAATCTACTCTAAACTGCTCTAAACTTTCCGTCTGCGGAGTATCGGCTTTTGTTGCTGTCAGCGAAAACGATTTCATATTCAATTCCGCACACTTATCGTGTAACTCCCTTAACCGTGGCAATTCATCTATAGGCACGCTGAACGTCACCTTGAATGTTGCACCTACTGTGCCGTATTTTATCTCGTCAACAGATATGTAAAGCATCACTCGCTCCTTTCACCACAATTCTTCAAGTGCCATCGCAAGTATCTGTACAATGACTCCAAGCACAGTTAAGAGCATACCGCTAACCACCATTATCACTCCGACTTTATTCATTAAGTCCATCACTCGCCCTCTCTTTCTCCGTATGAGCAGAAGTCAATCTTGCGTCCTTCCAATTGGTTTTCTCCAATATCGAACACCACTATCTGCTCACACCTTTCTCGATACTTGCACTTTCCGCAACGTATTATGTTTATGCTCGGTACTTCTCTCAACGCATTTAGTGCATCTCCGTAAGTTGTCGCTTTAACTATCGCTACCTCAAGGTCTTGTGCGTTTATGTATGTGTTAGGGCTGTTGCTATACTTCATCATCGTCTGCTCCTTTCATCCTTGCTCCGCACACAGGGCAATACTCGAACATTGGTCTGCCCATAATTGTCGGCTGATTTCTGTATCCATTTTTGCAAACAGAACAGACAAATCCGTCCGTATCTGATGGTATCCACTCCCCTTGCGGTCTGTCTGCGGAAGGTACGCTCATTATTACTTCTTCTGCTTTGCGAAATCCTTCTGTCTTAATTGCCCATTCTTCACGCAGAGACTTAAACATTGGCATCATTGGATATTCGAGTCTTAACGCCTTTATCGCATCAGACCTCTTGATTAAATCGTCCATCTTCTCTCTCCTTCTTCTTACATACCTCATTGCCATAGCAGACCTCGCCATCAATGGCACAGAAGCACTCTTTGTCTGTGTCATCATCGCCTTTATTGACAAGCGTCCAATAGCGATGCTCACAACCGCACTCTTTTGGTATCGTCATCGTCCTTCTCCTTTCCGCTCTGTCATCCGCATCACTCGCTATTACCAAGAGCGCATAGCACATCACCATCATGATGCAGAGGATCATCAGCCCTACGAATATCAACCACCTCATATCACACCTCCAAAGGCTGAAGGTCGTGTTCGGTGAACCAATACGGAACGCCCTTCTCAGACTCGACCCTCTCGAGAGTGTACATATAGCCGTGTGTCCCGCAGCTCTTTCTTCCGTTGATCCTGTGAATGGTGCCGTTATACTCAGCAGCGGCGGGATTCGGGATCTGCGTCATAGGATCGTATGTGACCAAGACCCGCACTCCCGGGACTAAATTACTCATTTAACATCCTCCCTGTTCTTTGCGAACCTTTTTCTCTTCTTGGCGACCTCTGACTTGGCGACCTCGCTGTCGCCCTTGTTTCTGCACTTGGCACATATCCACTTGGCACGAGCGCCGCCAGTCAGGATCCTGTCCATGAAGTATTCGTCGTCCTCCTCGCCGCATATGTAGCAGGTCTGTTTCAAGCCATACCACCTCCATCGAAGTGATCCGCGTTATCATCCCATCCGACATTCTTGGCGTAGCCGAGGATGTACGACACAGCATTCTTGACCTTTTTCTTTTTCGCCCGAACATCAGCTGCTACCTCTTCAATGAGAAAGCCTCCGCTTTCCGGGTATGCGTCATAGATTGCGTCGATGCCGTTCGGATCTAATTTGTTCCAGATATTGAAAGAATCGTCGCCTTTGTCTAAACCACTACCACCGCTCGAACCGAGCGCATTGTCGTTGTCATTAACATTGTCATTGTCATTATCATTATCATTTACATTGTCATTGCGTTTTGCTTTGCTTACGTCTTGGTTATTCTTTGGTTTTGGTTTGGTTTCGTCTTGGTTATTCTTTGGGCGTCCTCCCTTACATCCGTTTTCATACTTGCGATTGTTCGCATCTACTTGAGGTTTGAAGGATTTGAGGATCGCCTCAACAGTCCCCGGAAGCTTCTCCAACGGCTCATCATTCAATGCGTAGTTGCACAGAGCATCGAAGCATTGCAATTGGTACTTTTTCGGTAAAAGTTTTATGCTTTCGTAAAAACTCCGGTAAAATACAAAACTTTCTCTCATCTGTTCTTCTCCCATGCCTGAAACAGGACCATCCATTCGATGAGCGGCATCGTGACGAGCCACTGGCTGCCGTTCTTGCGGTGCATTACTGTCGGGATCTCGCCGAACCTTGCATCTCGGATGGACTGTTCCATAGCCGTTTCGATATTCAGTTTTTCTACGCGCTTGCACTCGATATGTATGCCGGGGAGCCCGACAACATCAGCATCGCCATTGATGCCGCTGTACTGGACTCCCCTCCTTGCTTCATATCCATAGGACTTCAGCAGGTTGGCAAGTTCGAGTTCTCCGCGCTTACCCTTATTTCTGCTGTTCATAATTAGAATGGGATATCATCTTCTGCTGCGCTGAACGAGTCTGTCAGATCTGACGCCTGCACCGGCATCGGAGCAGGAGCGTCAAGCCTTTTCAGCTTCGGGATCTTATAACCTCCCGGCTGTCCTTCGCCTTTGCGGATCCTGCCTGTCGAGCAGATATAACTGACATATGGTCTTGTGTAGACTGTGCCGGACTGGCTCTCGACCTCTTCATCTCCGACCACTACGCCTACGAGTTTGCCCTTCCAGGCGTGCGGGTCTGTGAGGTTTACTCTGTCATTCGACTCGGCAAGTGAGGTCTGAATGCCACCGACCTTAGAGAGCAGCCATTCAGGAGAAC